ACAGGTCAGTTTATTGATGACGTTGGTAAACCATCTGAGATTATTCAGAAGATTCAAGACTCTTACTATTATCAAGACTTCTCATACGCTGTTAAATCTTCTACATCTATTAGCGAATGGAAAGAGATTCTTATTAAGAACGTTCACCCTGCATCATTCAAAGTATTCGGTGAATTAAACTTAAATGAATATGGATTTATTCCTAATAAGGAAACATTCTTCCAGTTAACTAAATCTGTTGAACTTGCACAAGAAGCAATCGTTCCTAATATTCAAAACTTTGCTCTTGTAGAACCTGTATATACTGCATTTAATAATACTGAAGTATTATTCAGACAGAAGCGATTAACATCTTCTGAGAACATCTTAACATCTGTTGTACAAAGAATTGATGATATATCAAACTTATTTGATGGACAGAGAACTGCTTTCCCATTACAGGTTAATCAGACTAATATTGTTGCTAACGCAAATCAGTTAATGATTGTACTTAATGGTGTTGTACAAACACCTGGTACTGCATTCTCAATCCAACAGGATTCTATAGTATTTGTTGAACCACCACAACCTCCTGCAAGTGTTAAGTATGTAAACGTAACTATCAACACTATAGCAACTACAGATCTATCATTTACTAACATCAGTGGTATTTTCCCCAACATAAGCAACGTTGTTGTTGGTACTTCATCTAATGCTCGTTTGACAGTTACTAAGGTTGTAGGTAATATTATTACTGGTTTCATAACTCAAGGAACATTTGTACCTGGTGAACTGGTAACTGTTAGTGCTACTGGATTCTCTGCTAACTATGCTTCTGCAACAAGTCCTGCATATGAAAGTGGTGGTCTATTCATATTCAATGAAACAGTTACAAACTTTGAGGGTAATACTGCAAAAGTTGAAAGAGTTAACCTACAAACAGGTCAGGAAACACCTCTTGCTCAGTTACGTTATACAATCGGTCTTTCTACTTCAAGCATCGAAGTTGTAAAATATAGAACTGATAATACAGCAGCAGACGAACCAGTTCCTGCAGGTACATTTGTTGCAACTAAGAATTACCAGTTTGGATCTGAAATTGTCACAGTCAATACTATTACTCAGAACAATGACTCTACTACTCTAGGTGTAACAAGAGCACAATCTGGTACAACTGCAGTTTCACATCAAGAAGATGTACCTGTATATGGTACTGATATATCAGTCACAAATCAATTAACTTTAAGTAAGACAGCAGGTACATATCAGTCTACACCTGGTCTATTTGATATTCAACTTAATGACTATATCATTGCTGCACAATCAGGTGTTGTAGCACAGGTCACTGCATCAAGTGTATATCAAGATCCTACAACTCAAGAGTTTATTGGACAGGTCAATATATCACCAGGATCATCATTCTTTGGATTACTATTCAACAGAATTACATCACAGACATATCCAAACGTTGTTCTTGACAATATCGCTAACTCTCAGGTTAATATTGTTAATTTCACAGATAACAATACACCATTCAATGAAAACTTCCCTGCTAATGAACAGATTAATAATTATGTAATTCCTTACGATAATGCTAGTGGTGCATTGACAGAAGGAGAGGATATTAGAAACTACAAATTAGAATATGGTAATTCTAATGGTGACTTTGATCAATCTGAAGATGCTAAGGTACGTAAACTTACATTTGATAGTCAGAAAGGAACTGGATTCTTTGTAGCAGGTCAAAATATTAGAATTGGTTCATTAGTAGAAGGTGAAGGAACTAAAGCAGAAGTTGTTGGTTATAGTCAAGCAAGAAAAACAGTTTATCTTGGTAAGATTGGTAGATGTCAATATAATGGTCAAGATATACATGCAATCACATTTGCAGGTAATGCACAACTTTCTACTGCATCATTTAAGTTTGGTGGATCATCTCTACTACTAGATGGTACAGGAGATTATGTAAATATTGCTTCTTCAACTGAATTTGGATGGGGAACTGGTGCGTTTACTTTAGAGTTCTGGGTTAATCCTGGTTCTGGTGCTATATCTGGAACTACAACCTTATTAGATCAAAGAGAAAATGCAACTGAGGTTGCTGCAAGAGTATACTTAGAAGCTGCACAGGTACGTTACAACGTAAATGGTTCAGATCTTGTAACCTCTGGTGCTACAACTCTTAATAATGCAACATGGTATCACATTGCTATTGTTAGATCTTCTACAACCACTAAGATTTACATCAATGGTGCTGAAGCAGGTACTGGTACTGATAGTAGTAACTTTGCTGCTAAACCAGTCAGAATTGGTATGGATTATAATGGTGCCAATGGATTTGAAGGATACATTGATGAAGTTAGATTATCATCTACAAACCGCTATACATCAACATTTACTTCTCCAACTGGAATATTCCAAGGTGATACAAATGCTAAGTTGTTAATTCATTTTGATGGATCTAATGGTCAAACATATACTGAAGATTGGTCTGGTTATGTTGCTCCTGCTATTGGAGATGAGTTTAATAACGATTCAATATTAGCAACATCTCGTACTACTGGTGCACCAGCTGGATTCGTTGGTAGAACACACAGATACTTAAATGCTGCTGATCATATTTTAATAAACAAAGAACTTATAAAAGCAGAAGCATTGTACATTATGAAGCAGGTATTCCCTGCACATACTGTTAAAGGTGGAGATGGTGTTCAATTAGCAAGACTTGAAGTTCTTATACAAGCATTAGTAGACGACCTTCGTAATGGTAGTAATAGTCATATATGGTCTACATCTGCATCATATATTAATAGAGCAACAAATCCAATATCAATAGCAACAGGAACTATTGAAGGTGATGTTCCACAAGAAGTATTTGCAACTGAAATAGTAGAGAAGATATCAAAATTTGTTATTAATAATGTTCCTTGGGATATTCAAGATACAAGTCATTCATTTGTACAGAAGTATGATGGAACTCTAAAAGATTCTGATTATCCATCAGCCGTAAACTTCACTCCAACAGGTGCAACTTATAATGCTGCTACTGGTGACATGGTTCTTACCAGCTCAAGTCATGGATTACTTTCACCTCGTGAAATCACTGCAACAAACGCGACATACACTGCTACCACTGGTGTTTTAGGAATTACATCTAATGGTCATAACCTTCAGACTGGTGATAGAATTAAATTGAAACCAAACTCTATTACCATGACATGTACATCTGATGGTAATACAGTATCACAATCTTATCCTCGTCCTGATGATCCAGCTGGACAGGGCTGGATGGAAGTTACCAGAATTGATGCTAATAACTTTAGTATTAATGTTGGTAAGTCACCAACTGTAAATTACACAGTAACAGATGGTACTTATGATGGTGAAACTGGATTCTTAACTATGGACATTGGTGACAATGATCTAAGAACTGGTTGGAAGTATACTCCTGAGGGAGCTGCTTATAATCCATCAACAGGTGTAATGACAATTACTATTGCTAATCATGGATTCTATATTGGTGATAGGGTGATGTTTAATGTAAACTCATTGGTGTTTACATGTGGTCAAGATAGTAATGCTACAGATCATCCATATCCTAGAATTACAGATCCTTACTACAATAAGTGGATTGCAATAAGTAACGTTACTACAAATACATTTGATGTTAACGTAGGTACTTCAAGTAATACTACAACTCATGTATTCAAGTATGCATTACCTAACTCAATGGTTCGTTCTGGAGAGACACTCAGACTTTCCAAGGATGCAGTATCATTCAAGTGTTCACAAGATAACTTTAGAACTATACACTCTTATCCAAGAACTGATGATCCTGGTTATAATACATCACTTCCAATATGGACTAATGGTACACCTTTAACTGCAACTAATGCAATCTATAGTCAGGATACAGGTGATATGGTTATCACTATTCCTAATCATGGACTTACACTTACTGATGAAGTTAGAATTGAATTAAATTCTCTAACATTTGCATGTACTAAAGATGGTAATAAGACAACTCATTCTTATCCTAGAGCAACTGATCCTGCTGCACAAAGATGGTTAAGAATTGAAGAGAAAACAGATAATACAATAAAAGTTAATGTAGGTATTGGTGCTATTGAAGATCAATATGTTCATACATTTGTATCTGCTCTTGAGCATAGTATTATTAAGAGAGATAATACAATTACAGTTAATATTGGTAAGTCACCAACAGTTAATTACACACCTACTGGAGGAACATATAACGCTACCACAGGTGCACTTGAATTGACTATTGGAAACCATAGTCTTCCAGCTCCAACAACTCATACAGTTACAAATGCAGTTTATATACCTTCTACAGGTATTATGACATTGACTATTGCAGGTCATAACTTCTCTAATGGTGAGAAAATTAAGATTGCAGATAACTCATTGAGATTTACTTGTGCACAAGATAACAATGCTACAAACCATGACTATCCAAGATCTACTGACGCTGTAAGTAATAAGTGGATTCCTATTTTCAATGTCACAACAGACACATTTGATGTACAAGTTTTAGATAATATTCCTTCTACTAACGTTACTGCTCATACATTCGTAAGTGCAACATCTGGTGGTGTAAGTAAAGCAAACTCAACAATTAAGTTAGCACCTAATTCTCTAATCTTTACATGTACTGAAGATAGTAATGCTACAGATCATCTATATCCTAGATCTGAGCAAGATAGACATACTGCTACAACTGGAACTAACTATAATCCTGTAACTGGTGTAATGACAGTCACAACTGCTGCTGCACATGGATTTAGAACTGGCACACCAATTATGTTCCAAGATTTATCTCTCACATTTACATGTGGCGAAGATAATAATGCTACACTTCATCCATATCCAAGATCTACAGATTATGCAAGTAATAGATGGTTATTTGTATCGTCTGTTCCAACTACAACCACATTTACAGTTAAAGTACTTGATAAGATTCCTTCTACAAATACAACAACTCACACATTTGTATCTGCTATTAAGGGTGGAATCATAGAAGGTGATCCTGCAGTCGCTGAGGCAATTCCTATTGATGCTGTCACAAGTAATCAAGTGACTATTAATGTTCTTAATGGATACACACCTTCTAACACAACTTCTCATACACTATCTGCGATTGTAAACAATCAGTACACACCTAATGGTGCAACTTATGATGCAACAACTGGTGTTATGGAATTGACATTCCCAACTACCAACTTTACTCCAACTAATGCTACCTATAATCCTACTACAGGTGATATGGTATTGACTATTGGAGCACATACTTTAATGGTTGGTGATACAGTTAGAATTCAACCTAATTCAATTACATTTACATGCACACTAGATGGTAATACTGCTCAGAAGACATATCCAAGAGCAAGCAGTAATGATTATGCATACAATTATGATCTAACAGTTACTGATGAAACAAATACTACAATTACAGTCAATGTAAATGGAGACGGAACTCCAATATCAGATCTATCTGCTCATACATTTGTATCTGCATCAACTAATGCTGTACAATATGGACATCAAATTAAAGAGTATGAAAGAATTCAATTAGCAGATGGTGCGGTGACATTTAGTTGCTCAATGGATGGTAATAGTTCTAATAAAGCATATCCTCGTTCTACTGATCCTATCAGTGGTAAGTGGATGGAAGTATTCAATGTTGACTATAATAAACTAAGCATCAATGTTGGTAAGTCTCCATTAAGGCAGTTTACTCCTACACATGCTGACTACAATCCTACAACAGGATTCATGACACTTACAATAGGTCGTCATAATTTAAGAAGAGGAACTGCAGTCAAGATTGCTACAAACTCAATAACATTCAGATGTGCTCAAGATGACTACGCTACAGATCATTCATATCCTAGAACAACTGATCCTAACTACAATACTGCAGTCACAATCACTGATGTCACTGATGATACAATCACTGTTCAAACATTAGCAAGCACACCTTCAACTAATACATCTAATCACATATTCGTTTCTGCTACTGCTAATTCAATTACAACTGGTGGTAATTACTCTCACACATTTGTATCTGCAACAAGTAACGGAGTTACAAGAGCACTTCTTCAAACAGGTGGTAATTATACACATAAATTTGCATCTGGACTTGCTAATGGTGTATCCACAGGTGGTAACTACACACATACATTTGTTTCTGCTACAACCAATGGAATTGATGTTGCAGGAGACTCTGTAATTATTTCAGATAATTCGATATCATTCACATGTACTAAAGATAATAACACTACAACTCATACTTACCCAAGATCCACTGACCCTGCATCTGCACAAGTATTACCTATTTCTGCACACACTACAGATACCTTTACTGTTAATGTTGGTGCATCCAAGGCAGATGATCAGTATGCACATACATTTACTGCAGCAAATTCAAATGCTGTTACTAAAGTATTCTACTCATTATCAGATTGTTCTGATGTAATTACAACTCAGAATAACTTAGTTTCAATATTAACTGATACATTGAATAATGCTATTACAGCATCTCCTACAGATCATCTTGCATCAGTTACTTCTGTATCTCCTGCTGCTGAATTTATTGGTGGTAGAGTCAGAGGATTTAAAGAAGTACCATTCCCAGTATCATACCACGATGCAACTAATGATCTTATATACACAAATCAGATTGATGTTGATGGTCAGTATAGATTCAGAGACGCTGCATACTTAATTCGTGCAAATAGCAGTGTTATAGTTGATAAAGCAACTTATGACATGCTAACTCTTTATCCTGATCTTGCATTAGACCTACCAGGAAATGCTAATGGTACATCTACTGATGGAACATTACAAAAGAAAACTGACCTAACATTACTTGTTCAAGCAATCGCTGATGATATTGAAAATGGTGGTAATGCAAGAACTGTAGAAGAAACAAACTTCTATCTTGGAAATAATAACGAAGTAAGACGTATTCGTTTACAGATTCAACAATCTGTATATGCTCATGAACGTCTTGGAGTTTATATCAAAGAAGCAATTACTGGAGATTTAACTTATGACAATACAAATGATATTATTACAGGTGACTGGGATACTGTTGGCAATAACGTTTCTACTTACTTTGATGGTGTTAAGACTGAGGTTGACAATCTTATCACGACGATCAATGACATGATTGCACCCACCGATAATGATTACGATATCGGTGCTGACAGATTATATTTCAACAGACAATATATTGTTGAAGAGGTAACTGGTTTAACAACAACAGAATTTACTTATTCATTAAATGCTATTACATATAACGCATTTAGTTATCCTGGTTCTGGTAGAACAGAAGTAGTAGTTCAAGATAATTTAAAGGATATTTTACTTGGTGTAATATCTGACTTACAAACTGGTGGTACGAATAGCACCATACAGGCTATGGAAACATATCTAAATGCAAGTCTACAAATTCAAACTATAGAAGATGAACTTCCTGCATTCATATACGCTATAGAGCAAATGGGTGTTATAGGTGAGTTTGCATTAAACAATAGATTATATGATTTCAATAGTGGATTTACTGCACCTGATTATGCTGCATTAAAGACTGATGAAACTGCATACAGAGATACAGAATCACCTACAAGTATTTCTACAGTAATTACTAGGTTCAAAGAGTTAATTAAGATTGCAGTTAACTTCTTATCACCTGCTAGATTGACAGGTAGAAGTGCTGCTAAACATATTCTTTACAACTACAATTACTATAAGGAAGAGATTACACAACAGGTTAATACTCAGTTTGGTTCAGGTTCATGGACATATGATACTTTCTTGACAAATATCACAGATGATATGGTTCATGATATCATCACAACTGATCTATCAGATAAGACGACTGCATATGAAATTACACTTACAAGTAATATTGGTAATTATCAAGTTGGTGAAGTAATACATTCAAGTAATGGTGCATATGCAAAAGTATTAGAATGGAATGAAGATACAACATTCTTAGTTGTTGCTCCATTTGTAGGAACACAATGGGCAAATGGTAATACTATTGTTGGTAGAACATCTCTTGCAGTGGGTGTAGTAAATGCAGTTGGTTCTGGATATGACTGGTATAATAATCCTACAAACGTACAGACTATAGCACATGCTAGAACTCTTTCATCAAATATAACTGGTCAAATTGCAGGTATAAACCTCTTTACTAATCCAGAAGCGATCGCAACAGATTGGACTGCTACTGAAGCAAGTATTGTAAACGATAATATTGCTGCTCCTGATCTTACAATTACTTCTGAAAAGATTGTACCAAGCACTAATAGTGCACTTCACACTTTAAATAGAAACTTTAACTTAAATGCGTTTGATACATTTGATGATGGTACAATTAAGTTTGACGCAACTAATCAGAGATTTGACGAAGGTGCTGTCACATTAACTGCATCTCAGACATTTACATTCTCAGCATTTATCAAGGCAGGTGGATATACATCAGTTCGTTTCCAAATGGCACTTGATGAGGGAACATCTGCTGTACAAAGAATATTCTTTGACCTTAATCTAACTACAGGAACTATCGGTTCTGTATTCACACCTCAAGGTGGTATGATTAATGAGGCAGCTGGTGTAGTTCCTCTTGGTAATGGTTGGTATAGAGCATTTATTACAACTACATTCTCCTTTGGTTTCTCAACCCTATCTAATAAAATTATTATCAATAATGCTTCAGGTGCTCAGTCATATGCAGGTGATGGAACTAGCGGAATCTATCTTTGGGGTGTTAAACTTACTAAAGGTGCACTTGATCCTTATCAGTCTGGAGATGGTACAGTATTCTTCTCAGATAATGAATACAACATCAAGCAGTATGCTATCAATACACTTCAGACATACATGCAACAGGCACTTGATAATACTCTTACAGAACCTTCACCTAATGCAGGATTCTATAAGTTCTATGACTCAGCTGAAGCTGCAAACTATACTACTAAATCAATTGGTAGACTTATAAGATACAATCTTGATATAATTAGAAATCAAATTAAGACTGGTACATACTATACTCAGATTACATCTCAAAGTGGTATCACAGTTCCTGCTAAGACATATGGAGCAAGATCTCTCCCAGTCGGTCTTTCAGGTGGATTAAGTAATGCTGATTATGCTTATGGTTTATCCAGTAACGTATATGGTGAAATTGAATCTATAGTTGAAAACTCAGGTAAGATAGTTCAGGTATATCAAAGATTTAGAATCGATGGTGATATAACAGATGGTCCTTACACCATGAATGAAGTAGTACAGAAACAAGGTAATGCCTCTGTAACTGGTGTAGTTTATGGATTCCATGAAGATGAAAACTACAAGTATCTTGATGTTAAGGTGACTGCAGGTCCTTGGGCAATCACTGATAATATTGTTGGTGCAACCAACTCTACAACTGCTCAGATAAGTGCGATCGAGAGTCGTATTCATATTATTGATCTTGAAGGTGACTTCCCAGATAATATACCATTCAAGGGTTATACATCTACAAATACTGCACAACCTGCAGGAGCGTTCCTTAAGAATGAAGCAGCAGTAACAGATAATACTGGTGGTACACTAACTGTTGATACTGCAACTTTACTAGGATCATTTGAAGTTAATTCTGTTGTATATCCTGAGAGTTCTAGACAATTCCTTGATGTTATTAAGTATGATGGATTAGAACTTAAAGTTGGTGCTAAGATTGCATCTACTGGAAATATAAGATTTGGTATTAATATTATATCCAACTTAGCAACATTTACAGTTGGTAATAGACTCTATAAGATTGTATCTGGTGTTCAAGATCTGAATACTTATGCAATAATCACTGGTGTAGATATTCCAAATAATTATGTCTACGCACAAGAGTTCCAAGGAACATTGACCAATGGTGATATTGTTGGTGATTACGGAGTATCAAGTTTCCCACAAGGTTACGCAAGTATTACTACTAAGGTAGTCACTGCAGGTGCTGCAACAGCAACAGTTCAAGACATCAAGACAGTTGGTACACTTAAGAGAGTTTATCTAAGTGATGTAGTAGGATCATTTGATACTAACGATGCAGTTAAGAGTATTGATAATTATAAGGCAGCAGTTTTCTCTAAAGGTGATCTTAAGGCACGTGTTAAGAGATCATTCAAAGGATTTGATGGTGTACAAACAACCTTTAATCTATCTCAGAATAATGGTACAACTTATCTACCAGATCCTGCAGGACATCTACTAATATTCATTAATGGTATTCTACAACCACCAGGTGCTACAAACGCATACACAGCATTCTCTAACCAGATTCAGTTTACTGAGGCACCTGATTTAGGAGCATCATTCACAGGATTCTATGTTGGTAAACTTAGACAACTAGATGATATATCATTTGAGTTTGATTCATTACGTCAGTCATTTAACTTAAAACGTAATGATGTGTTCTACTCATTGACATTGACTGATGGTGTACAATCATCAACAATCAGACCAGAGAACAATATCATTTGTTCATTGAATGGTGTTATACAGGAACCAGGTATTGGTTTTGAGATTGTTGGTTCTAGAATCATATTCTCAGAAATACCTCGTGTAGGATCTACATTCGTTGCGTTCTCATACGTTGGTTCTGAGGCAGACGTTGATGCTGCAGAGATTGTACCTCCTGTAGAACCAGGTGATGATATTAGAATACAAGGTGAGACTGAAGATAGAACAGTTGCTGTTATTGAATCTTCTAACTCACTAATTACATTCGACTATCTTGGATCTGTGTTTGGTCAGGATGCGACTGCTACTGCTGCACTCACAACTGGATTCATCAAACAAGTACAGGTCACTTCTGGAGGTTCTAGTTACACTACAAGACCAACCGTAAGAGTTGACTCTATATCTGGTTTTGAAGGTAACATTAGAGCACTGGTTGGTGTTGGTGGAGTGACTATGAGTAACACAGGTTCTGGATACCAAAATCCTGACATCGCAGTGGAAACTGTTGTTCCAGATGACTGGACTGCACCAGATTTAAGTCAATATGGTGAAGAAGTAGTTGACCCTGAGATAATCACATAAATAACTAATAGCAAAAATCTTAAAGGAAGATGGCAAAACAAGCACTAGGTCTTGGTACAGTAGCAAATGATAACACAGGGGATACCCTGAGAGCTGGTGGTGACAAGATAAACGATAACTTTGATGAAATTTACTCTGCGTTGGGTAATGGTTCTACTCTTACAGTTAATGTAACAAACCCAGCCGCAGGACAAGTTTTACGTTATAATGGTTCTACATTCCTTCCTTCGGATTATACAAACCTTACAGCTGCCCTAGATGTCAATGGAAACTCTATCATCTCCTCGTCTAATGGAAATATTAACATCGCTCCCAACGGAACTGGTAATCTTACTTTGGGTGTTGGTTCCATTACTAGCACTTTCTCTGGCACTGATGGATCTATTGACTTTCCGACGACAGTAAAATATAAAAACGAATATGCTTCTCTTGGTGCTGCTCCTGCTGCAGCAACAAATACTGGTTACTTCTTCACAGTTGATGGAGATGATAATCCATATGTAAACATTAATATAACTGCAGGTGGTGTAGGAGATACAAGAGCAAAACTTTTAACAGAATACTCAGGTATAGATTCTCTTTCAAACGTTGATGTTACAACTACTGCACCAAACTTAAACCAAACTTTAAAATGGAATGGAACTAACTGGGTTCCTGCTGATGATAACGCAGGTGTTAGTTCTGTTAACTTATTCCAAACATTTACAGGTGATTCAGGTAGTACGACTGCAAACTCTGCGACTGATACATTGACTATTGCAGGTGGTACAAATATCACCACTGCAGTTTCAGGAGACACACTTACAGTCAACTTCTCTGGTACATTAACTACCACACTAGCAGCTTTGACTGATACCAGTACAGCAGGTATCACCCAAGGTGACTCATTATTCTATAATGGAACTTCATGGGTAGTAACAAGAAGTCCAATTATCTGGTATGAAATAGGTGCACCTGTAGAAGATGCAAGTAGTGACTTCTTAATTTCAGGTCCAGGACTTGATGGTGCAGTTCGTGACCCAACTTTATATGTGCATAGAGGTTTTACTTATGCATTTGATAATAGTGTTGAGGGTGGAGGACACCCATTTAGGATTCAGTCATCTCAAGGATTGACTGGAACTCCATACACTGCAGGTCAGTCTGGTAGTGGAACTACAGTATTATACTGGACAGTTCCTCTTGATGCTCCTGCAACGCTGTATTATCAGTGTACTCTCCATGCTGCGATGCAAGGAACCATTAACGTTGTACAATAATGCCAAGAACAGTTCCTGGTACTGGTGCCGACATTGAACCTATTTTTGACGAAGTATTTGGTGTTCGTGCGGTAAGAGTTGTAGAAGGTGGGTCTGGATATACTCAGGCAGATCCACCACGACTTACTGTGACTGGTTGTGGAACTCCAACAAGAGAGGCAATATTATATCCAATTATAGATGAAGAATCAGGACAGATAATTCACGTTCGTGTTCTTGATAGAGGTCTTGGTTATGACCCATTGAGATTACAAATCATTCCTGAACAGGAAACACCCAATGTTGTAAATTCATTTAATTTTACAAGAATATTCCAAAGTCATCCTAATAGTCTTACTACAGCGACTTTCCAAGGAACAACAGATAGATTAACTATAGTATCAGATAACGATCCTAAGCCATCACAAGTCTATACTACTGAAAGGCAACCTGGCGGTTCAGGGGATCTTGTAGATAGAAACTTCAATCAGACCTTTATTTTTAGAGGTGGTAAAGATGTTCCTAACCCAGGTACTAGAGATTTTCAAAAGAATAAAGCGATAGGTATATTAGCAAATGGTGGTCTTTTACATACACCAGAATGGGGACAAGCAGGTGGTGCACCTATAAACTTTGGTATTGATACTGTAAAGTATGATTATGTAAAAAATACCAGTGCCAATGATACTATTTTAGATAACAACGTTCATTATTATCAGTCAAGTAAAACTATAAACGAATTTGATGATGCTAATGGTGTATTTGAATGGGGTAATCAAGAACTCTTCACATGGAAAGTTAAAGTAGAGTTTGACAATATAATGCTCAATGTTACTAATGTAGATCAAACTCTAGGATTAGTAGAAGTTGGCAGAATTGTAGATGAAGTTAGTGGTACAGGTAGAGGTATAATTTCAAAGATAGTTAAAAATGATCAGAATGTTGTAACTAGGATATATCTAAGAAGTCTCTCAGGAGATGCATTTTCAGCAGAAGATCTATGTCTAGGATCAAATGGATTCTCATTTAAAATTAATGGTGCACCAATAACATTCCCAAATGGTATTTTCTATATTGAGTTTGGTGAAGAGGCACATGAGTTTGGTGCTTTTACACCAGGTGTATATTACTTCTCTCCAGAAAATATTAAAGTACAAAAGAATTATGTAATTATATGGGATCAGTCTGACATGTCAAATCAGCATGATCATGGTTCTGGTGCACATCCTATGAGATTTTCTACGACTGCAGATGGCACATTAAATGGTGGTACATTATATTATAACAGCACAGGTTCTTCTGGTGCATACGCTGCAGATTACGAAAATTCATTCCAACCGATATTCATAATGAATGCGGATGAGACACAAAAGATATATTATTATTGTGGTAATCACAGGTATATGTCTGGATATGCAGGTGATGAAGGTTATATGATCCTTGACACGACTGCTGAGGAAGAGGAAGAAGAAAACATGAATACCTACTATGTCGAAGGTCATTTCGGCACAGAGGCAGGTAATAATATAGATTACTCAAGATATGCAAATGGACATTCAAGAATTTTGGGTATGTCATTTGATGGATATCCCATTTACGGACCTTTTGGAAAGATTGGTAATACTGTTGCGAGAGAAAGATCAGGTTATAGACTGAGAACAGTTCCTGAATTGCAGGGTGCTAGACCTGTAGTAACTACGTCTGGAACAGTAACATATAATGTTACCATGTCAAATAACAAATTTTTATTTGACGGAGCATCTCCTACATTTTTAACTTTAGATAGAGGAAAGACATATGTTTTCAATCAGATGGATTCATCTAACACTCCATCTAATCATATTTTTATATCTCCAACAGATGATGGATGGCATGCAGGTTTAGTTGGTGATACAAATTATCTTTATAGTGGACAGGGTGTACAATATTGGATTGATGGAGTTCAAAGACCATATCAAACTTGGGTAAGTCTATTCAATACTGCCTCTACAATGAGAGAGGTACGTTTTACAGTTCCTGTAGATTCACCTGGTCTTTTATATCTCTTTGCTTATGTGACTGCAGGTGCAGGATTGAGATTAGTTACTAGAGGATATCAACTAGGAGATCTTGTTAATGATTATATCTTTGATGAGTCAGATTCATGGGCATCAGGAGCAACTTATGCTCAATATGATACTGTAAGAAATGCAGGATATATTTACGAAGCGACTGCAGCAATAAGTTCAGGTGGTAGTGCACCTACACATACAAGTGGTACTGTAAGTAATTGGAAATATCTAGCAGTTGTAGGAACTTTAGATTATTATAATGGTAGATTTTCTACCACACCAGAGTATCCAAATGGAACTTATGCATATTATATGACTGAGGATGCTGCGGGTAATCCATCGTATCCCTATGCTATAGGTCCCAAGTATTATGGTGTTCCTTTGTTTGAAGGAGATAATGTTCCTGCTTTAACAACAAACTTCCCAGAGGGTGCTGCGGGTGATGTTATTTTAAGTTCAACTAATCCTGGTCAAATTGATTATATCAAGATGACTAAGTTTGGAGATAATTATTTCGGTCCTGCAAAAGCAAGAATTTTAGGTGGTCAAGGTACTGGTGCTTTAGGTAGTCCTATAGTACAAACAGTTACTGGTTTATCACTACTAAATGCAGGTAGAAACTATGCTACTCCTCCAACACTAATCTTTGAAGGTGGTGGTGGACAAGGTGCACAGGGTGCTGCTGAGATTGATACTCTAGGTAAAGTTACATCTGTCAATATTGTAAATCCAGGTGAGTTTTATCAAGAACCTCCTTATGTTCTTATCACTGGTGGTGGAGGTATTGGTGCTAGAGCAGAAGCAACTATATCACAAGGTTCTATAACAGGCATTAATATTATCGAACAAGGTGTAGGATATACATCTGTACCTAATGTTATCTTTACAAAATTAGTACAATTAAAACGTAAGACAAGAGCAAGACAGGCATTTAACTCAACTGCAATTTACTTAACTGGATTAGTCAAGAGTGTTACAGCATCTGATTCAAACATATATGTTGACTCTACTGATGCATATCCTGGTTCTGGTTCAATTATTCTTAATAGAGAGACAATAAGTTATACTTCTAAATCTGCAGGTAAATTTACTGGTTTAACTCGTGGTGTAAACTTTAATTATGATCAAAGAGTTATATTAGATCCTGGTCAAAACGATAGTAATGGTGTATCACTTTACAAATTTACTGTTGGTGATAGAGTTATTAGAAGAGTTGAAAATCAAAATAATAAAGTTGCTAAGGTATATGATTGGGATCCAAATACAAGAGAACTACTTGTCACATTTGAAGTTGATGAGTTAGCATTTATTGATGGTGGTAGAGCAGCAACTGAGGATGCTATCGTACAATTTGATGGTGGTGTTGCAGATAGTTCTGCTGCAGGTGTATTACCACATGTAATTCTTACAACTGCAGGTTCTACTATAAATTTATTGACTGAACCTTTATCTGTATTACAAGATAGGTCTTTTGAAGATATTATACCAACTGGTGCACCTGATGGTATTCCAGATTTGAGTAATGCTAATACAACATTTGCTAATCAAATATCACTAGATGGTGGTATTTACAATTCACTCTATGGTATTGAAGAAACACAGGGTGGTACTAACACAACTCTATTCCAAGTTGGTGATAACATCAAAGATGGAGATATACCATTTAAGTTTGCAACAATTACCACTGCAGGTGGATTATCTGAGGGTGTTGAGCATACTGCATTGATCAATATAACATTAGATCAAACAACTGGTAATGGTCAGAACTTCTCTACTAATGAGATAGTTAGTGGTTCTGTGTCTGGTGTACAAGCAACTGTTGTTTCTTGGATACCTTCAACAGGTGTATTACAAGTCAAGGATGTTATACCTTTCAATACTAATAATATAAATGTTGGTATTGCAGGTTATCTTTATGAGTTTTCATCAAAGAATACTATTACTGATTTCGTTATAACTAATCCTGGTACTAACTATACTGCTGCTCCTACTGTAGCAATAGAGAACACAGGTGATATACAAGCAACTGGTACTGTGGTTATGACTCCTCAAGGAGACCAAGTTGCATCAATTACTATTAATAATGGTGGATATGGTATTCCACAAACTGTAGATGGAACATATGCCTTACATCCTACAGTCACATTCACTAATAATGCCAGTGATACAACTGGATCTAGTGCAGCTGCTCAGGCAGTTTTGGGTGGAGAACTCATCAACGGAAATGGCGGTGCCTCTTATAGAATTAAGAGTATCGAATATTCTGCAATAGTTCGATC